AACGTAGACAAGTCTACGTGGATCATCGCTTTTGCGGTGTTCCTTCTTGGCTTTTTCATGGGAAAGACTATGCAACCAGTCATACTCAGATATGCCTAAGCATTAATAATTTCCTTGAGATGTGGAGATCCACTCAGCCAACTGTCTTCTGGAATCGTGGAATATGGAACGAACGAGCCCATGTCACCTTTTTCAAAGACACTTCCGTAGCTATCCAGTCCAGTATCCTCAACAAATCCAACTGTCGAAGATACTTCTTCCGTTTCCGTTTCCGTTTCCGTCTCTTTCTCTTTCTCTTCCTTTTTGTTTTTTAAATTGTAAGGTGTTTTAAAAAACAAAATAAAGAAGGCTCCGACCATGAGTATAGTCAGAATAATTCCTAACATTGTTTATTATAAGTATAGATTATTTATTCATTTACGCTGAGGAAACCTCTTCACCTTCTTCCTCCGTGATCTCCTCGAGTTTGGCCTCGGTGGAGTTTTCCGCCTCACGCAACTTACGTCGCTCCTCCATTTCGGTGGCTACGATCGAATCAGCTTCCTTGACGAGTTCTTCCATGGGAGTGTCCGGCTTCTCCTTCTTGAGGCGCTCGAGCACCTCAGCGGGGTGAGAAATTGGAGCTTCGTCGGGCTTGGTATAGAACTTAGAGTTGTCATCACCCGGGGTGAAATGATTCTTGTTACTCATCATCGCGTCCTTACGTTCCTGGAACATACGAGCCGCCTGAGACTGGTTCTCCTTATATCCAGTCATGATTTCTTCGAGCTTCTCGTTCGTGTAGTGAACGTCATCGATGGCTGTGGGATCGGGGGGAATCAATAACCACTTATACATATCTACCACATAGATGTCAAAGGTGGGATCCTCTTTCTGAAGACGCTTAGCGTGATGAGCGGCTTCGTCACGGTTGGCGAATGCACCACGAATCTTGATACCGAACTTGTCATTTTTCTGGGGAGCCTCGGGACCGACGATAGAAAGGCATGCGAAGAGCTGACCAGGGACAGTCGTGTAATCTTGGGTGAGAGACATTATAATCATTGATATGTTCAAAACTTTAAGTTCTTTATACTTAAGTCAAACTCTTAAAGGAAAAGATCTATACATAACCATGGAAGAAATTCGCAAGAATCACAACGAGGCCAAGCGTTCCTTGATACAGTCCGTCACCAAGGAGGGACACAGTATTTTGGATGTTGGTTGTGGGTTTGGTGGTGATCTTCAAAAATGGCACAGGTGTGGTGCGAATATAAACATGTGTGATCCAGAACCTAGTGCTCTCGTAGAGGCCAGGTCTCGAGCCAAAAACATGCACATGAGAGTAAACTTTTACGAGGGTGACATTCATAATTGTCCAAACAGAAAACATGACATCGTTTGTTTCAATTTTTCACTCCACTACATTTTCGCCTCGAAAGAACTATTCTTTAGCTCGATACGCGAAATCAAAAAAAGAATAAAACAGGATGGAAAATTGATAGGCATCATCCCAGACTCTGAGCAGATTATTTTCAAAACACCCTACCTAGACGAGTCTGGTAATTTTTTCAAAATGAAAGATCATGGGAATGGTGGATTTGGGGAAAAATTATTCGTCAACCTGGTCGATACACCATTTTACGCAGATGGCCCGAAATCAGAACCTATCGCGTATAAAGACTTACTCGTGACACACCTAGAGGAGATTGGATTCAGGTTACTCAATTGGGAGAATCTAGATGGCAATCCAATATCAAAGTTGTATAGTAAATTTATCTTTGTATATAAAAGATGAACACACTTCTGATCACTTTACTTGTGATGGCGGTTTTCTTTTTTCATAAGGCGGATAGACCGGAGAAATTGAGAATAGTGAATGAAAAGTACAGAACACTCAGGGAACATCTCATAGAGACGAACAATGAAAAGTTTCGTGCACTCGTGCATCACATCCCTATCACTGGAAAGCTTTGGATGAAGGACAGTGTTGGAACGAACACGAACAAGGGTGGTGAGATTGTAGTGTGTTTGGATGGTGAACCCAATGAGATTTTCCATGTTCTCATCCACGAGCTGGCACACTGCACGGTCGAGGAGTATTCACATTCACCAGAGTTTTGGGATAATTATGAGGAGTTGAGAAACATCTGCATAGAGTTGGGAATATACGAGAAGGTCACAGAGAAGAAAGATTTCTGTGGTCAGCATGTCCAGGACAAATAATCTCAGTTAAGTTTAATGAAGACACCTCTTTCTGTCCTTGCTACAGCCATAGCTTACTGGGCTGCCTTGTACATCGTTCTAGTCATTCCCCAATTTTCTAAAAGCTACGTCATCAATCTTTTCTGGATGACGCTGATCGCACCTAACGTCATGCGATTCGCTATAGGTAAAATCCCCCAACTTGCTGTGGATCGCGGCTTTTTCCTGGTCTCTACACTCATCGGGTTCATTCTCACATACCTCATCAACCAGGTATCCCCTGATACACGGGAGGCTATGAAGAACAACAGGGCGTCTAATGATAAGAAACTGAAACTTGGTGTCTTATTATTAGGGACATTTGCCTTTGGAGCTTTAGTTGCGTATTTTGCTGGAATGGATAAATCCATATACAGTAACATGGGTTGGGAATCTAATGGTAAGAACAACCTGTCACCTAATTTTTAATGACGTAATCCTTCAGTAGGAAGAAAACGACAGCCGCCACAGCGCCGGTGGAGGCGAGACCGACCAAACTTCTACCCCCTTGTTCGTTAAGGAACTTGGGGATAGAGGTCGCGAGACGATCTTGGATAGGTTTGCTTACCGAGATGGCAGCACATACACCAGCTACGACAGCGGTGAGTTGATCATCGGTCAGGTTGAAGGGGTTCTTGCTGGCGGGCTTCTCGGCCTGCACCTGATAAGCTCCCTGGGGGTTAGGAGCTGTCATGTGAGGCATGGCACCCTGCATTCTGGGTTCCTCTGTCATCATAGGAGGCTCCATCATGATATCGTTAATGGGAGTAGAATCCATCGTCTCTTTATGTTCACTCACATTTTTTTCAGGTGGAATATACGCTTCATTTTGCCTGAAAGAAGTAGTTTGATTATTATTCAGGGGCACCATTCCATCTCCGTTATCGGCAAGATTCATGGTGATAACGTTCTCAGTCGCCATTTAATATACCCATATGTTTTAGAATAAAAGTAAAATACGCAATCATTTTGTCTTGGTAATTTTGAGATTGGTCTTACGTGTCGCCTTCTTCGCGTCGTCTTCCTTCATTTCTCCGTGTTTTGGGTTATACATCTTCTTGTGTAGTCTCCAGAGATCCGAGCTCCCTACCCTGAAGTTTTTCCTCAATGTCGCCTTGTACCAAAACACACAGTCCTGTATCTTGTTACTTTTCACCGTGTTGTCCAATACGAGACATTCGTAATTCTCAGTGCAGGCGTCCATTACTTTACAGAACATATCGAACGAGGGGAAGATACCAAAGAAGGATTTATAGAGCTTCTCTCTGTTCTGGATGATGTTTTCCCTGAGAATAAAGACGTAATCGACGTTGGCACGGAGAGCTGGGGGGAGATCCATCACGTACTGCATCGTCAGCATAAAGAAGATTTTCCAGTGACGCCCATTCATAAAGCATTGACGAATGCATGTGTCTTTCAGAAACTTCGAATCATACATGCAGTCATCGAGTAACATGAAAGCCCCACAGTTCTTTTTACCAGCACCGACGAGTTTACGTTGTCGGCTCATGACTCTTTCAATCGCGTCCCTGTCGTAGTCACCGTATACGAATAGATCCGGAATAAACTCCGAGTAGAAGTGATTACCTTCCTCTGTTCCAGAGAGAACTATACCAGCGGGAAGATGCTTCTTATGAAACATGATATCCTTTACGAGCGTAGACTTACCAGTGTTACGCTTGCCTATAAACACACAGACACGATCATCCGTCATCGTTTCCGGCTTGAATTTCCTCAACTGGAGATTCATTCTAGTATTAATCTGGGTTTTATTAACTCTTTTTTAACTCATCCTGAGAAACGTTATATTCTGGATAAAACAATCTTAACACACTGTAAATGTTTATGCAAACAGGTTTTACCAGAAATACAGACGATACAGCTAATGAATACATCAAGACCATGATTGATATTCTATTACCTGTCATGGAACAGGGTATGCTATACGCCGGGGAATACGCCAAGGGTTGTGGACGAGATATCATTCTTCCGGAAGATGTTGAATACGCGATCAAATACTGTGCGATGTGTCGTGTTGGACAGATTGTTGGTAGCACCATGCCAGAGATTTATGATGAGTCCGAATCCGATTCAGACGAATCTTATGTGGAAGACGTGCCCCCAGAAGAGTGCCCCGAGTTTGTCAGGTATTCAGGAGAGGACGCTTTACTAAACCAAATCAATCGGGCGCGCGACAGATGGGACACTTGGATTCCACAAAGTCCGGCAGAAGAGATGTTAAAAAATGCTATTAATAATAATGAGCATCTCGGAGCCTGAGCCGTGGTCATTCAATGGTGAAGACCAGTTCAAGAAGTATGAATCAGAAGAAAGCTCGACAGATGATTCAGACGACGAAGAAATCTTTTCAAAAAAAATCAAAGGTAAGAAGTTCAAAAAATTGGTTGAAAAAGAAAAACTTTCTTTCGAATAATTTTTTTCCCAACTTAATATATAACACCATGTCCGCTGCTATTCAAACGGTAAACCTCGTTTCCCAGGAGCTCCAGACCCAGACCCTCAACTCCATTGTCGCGGGTTTCTCCTTCGCCGCGGCGATGTCCTGGATGGACTTTGTTCGCTGGTCGATCACCCAGATTGTTAAGGTTCCCAAGAACGGTGGCTCTCAGTATGTCCTCACCGCCCTCCTTACCACCCTCCTTTCTGTTGTGATTTTCCTGATCGTGACTGCTGTCAACGGCCGTGTCTCGAAGCCCGCTCAGCCTGTCTACGCGATTACCCGTTAAGCGGCTCGCCTCTTACCCATAGATAGTATTAACAGGATACCTGTGAAAATGATCAGGGTAATATAGATGTACTCAATTTTCCATTCATAAAGATTCCTCTTTTCAGGAATGCTTATGCTTGGCACCTTTTCCTTTTCTTTTTCTTCTTCTTCTTCCACTGGTTCTTCTTTCATCGGAGTAAGATTTTCCAGTTTGTCTGTGGAACAAGTGATTTCAAACTTTAGGACATGATCTTGGTTTCTAAAGTCGTAGGGTATCAG